GTCAGTCAAGTCTTTGAGCTCTTCGCCAAGCTGCTCTTTCAGGATGGTCTTCGCCTTGATATCAGCGTCAACCTTCTTATATTCCTCAGCCTTTTTAACGAACTCTTTGCTATCCAACATAACGAAGCGCTCTTCATCGGCCTCAGGCTCTATTTTGTCTAATACAAGCTGCCAGAAGGCCTTCGCCGCCTTAAATAGCTTATCTTGGAAAGGCTTATCGGGCTTTATAACCAGCTCGGCTTGCTCCTTTTCGTCAAACTCTACTATCAGGATGCACTTTTCGGCTTGAGAGCAAAAAAGCTGCCATTGGATTTGGCAAGTCCATCGCTCCGCTATTATACCAAGGTTGATATCCTCAAATATCTTCTTGTTTCTCGTGGCCTTGATCTCTATAATCGTATCCGTATTGTAGGTTTTGCTAAATAGATCATAAGAAACTCCATCTAGCGAGGCTCGGCAAAAGGGATATTCCTGTAAGGACACTAGCGTAGCCTTGTAAGCTTCTTCCTTCTGCTGGGCCAAACTTTCTCTTATTATACCTTCTCTTCTAGACCCCCATAGCATTGCGGGGGTTTGGATTGTGAGATCAGTTCCTGATACCTTTTCGTTATAAAGCTCAAGTTGGCTTTTGTTTCCTAAGCCCAGAATAGAAGCCAGGTCGGTAGCGCAAACACCTTCACGTCTCCAAGCGAGCCATTCAGGAGTGTGCTGTTCGATTTCGTGAAATATTGGTGTGAGTTTTTTCATTAGGCCACCTTCGCTTTTTTCTCATTCTTTTTCTTTAGAATGACAATCGCGTGGCGTGCCTTATCAGCGTCTAGCTCGTCGATAGCGGAAACGTTATAGTATTCGCAAACCCGCTTCGCGCTTTCTGGTTCATCGCCTATAAGAGCGCTGATTTCCTTAAGCTGCTCTTGTGAAGCTTTAGCTTTGCGGTCTTCTTCGCCGTCATCATCTTCACCGCCAACAGGAACGCCCGTTAATGCAACTAGGTTATAGCGCTTGGCGTAAGTGATAGCCGAACCTTTAGCTTGCGCAGTGGTCTTCACGTCAACAGTGAGTTGCTGTGTGGATTTTTCGATCCAACCAGATTTGTGCATGAGCATGGTGGTGATAAGAAGCTTGTTGTCGATCTCTTCGGTTTTGTGCAGGATTGCAAAGCCGTTAGAAGCTAGAGCGGGTTGAATAGCCTTGTAAACTTCTTCGTAAGGCGCGTAAACGTAGTTGTATCCCTTGGATGATTTTTCGATATGTTCGAATTCGCATTGGGCTTTGATAAGCGCCTCAATGAATTCGATTTGTGGGTTGATTTGGCTTTCCATAAGTTTCTCCTTAAGTTTTATAGTTTGTTACACCCCGACTTTGTCAGGATGTAGACATTCTATTGTAAACTTAAGAATATCTCAAGGGAAATATAAGAAAAAGAATTTATTGATACTAGAATATTATTTTTTGATACACAACTTTTTTAGCCTGCTAATTTTGCAAAAACTAGTTTTTTCTCCCTTTCTATCTTTTGCTTGAAAGCTTCGACATCTTCTTTGGAAAATACCTTATGTCCACTGATTGAAATACAGGTGATTTTTTTGCTATAGGCTAAATAATAAACTTTATCCACAGAAAGATTCAATAGTCTAGCCGCCTCTTTCACCGTGATCTGGTCATCTTTAAAAACAAGTTCTCCGTTATCGAGTTTAGCGGTATTTTTGCGCTCCCAGCGACCATTTAAATATTTGTCTAATGAATCTAAATCGATTGTAATTTTTCCTGATATGGGATCTTTAAGAAATTTTATTCTATTATCTTTCTTTAAAGCATATATCATACCTCGCGTGCAGCTTAAAAGTTCAGCCGCCTCGTTTACTGTTATATAATTGCTCACAAATATCTCCTTGTTGGACAAAACAATATATATTTTCCGCTATTTTATGTTTACTAAAATATTTTTTATGAGTAAGGTTAGCTTGTGCAGAGGTGAAAAGTGTTCGAGTTTACGATATACCAAAAGCCTTTACCTAAAAAGGCAACGGAGTTTTTTAATGTTCGTAGGGCCATACGTGGTTTTAATCCTAGTAAGAAAGATATGGAGATTTTTCAGTGGGCTGTTTTATCCGGTCGCCATGCTCCACCGTATCCGCTTAGAGGAGCGGTTAAAATCAAACTCGAATTCTATTTTTCCATCCCTAAAAGCTTTACGAAAAAGCGAAGAATTGAGATTGCTAACGGAAACGATCATCACTATATTCGTCCTGATATTGATAATCTTTGCAAGTTTTATTTTGATGCGCTAAAAGAGCTTTTCTTCCATGATGATTGTCAAGTTACACAATTGGAGGCTGTGAAACGTTATGGAGATCCAGAAAGAATATATGTCAGAATCGAAGACCTCACTTTTGGAGGAGGAGAACCTCGACCAGTTGGAAAACCAGTCGAGGATTGTGAACCAGATCCTGATCTATTTTGGATTAATGAAGGATTGGACTAGTTCTTTTCCTCTTCGAAACTGAGGCTAGATATCGGCAACGGCGCACTATTGCGCCAGTTGTATACTTGCAAAAACAGCTCTTTATACTGCATTGTACTAACGCACGGGTGAAAATGATGAATTTGAAATTCGAGCTTCCGCAAGAATGCGGCCCTATCCACTAATTTCGAGCTAATGAACTGATTTAGAGCCATTCGGAATTTTGCAGCCTTTAAATACACCGTCTGTCCGCCGCCTTTTCTAATGATGGCTTGAACTTTTTCTAGGTAATCATTTATTTCATTAACCTCATACATGGCGCTTTCATCGGGGAATTTGAATTCACCTTTTTTGAATTTAGCATAGATTCCATTAGTTGAATTCCCGCTTACATCAAAGTTTAATAAAATCAACCCGTTTTTTATGGTTATTTTATGATATGATAAAAAATTATCAAACTTAATATAATTCAGGTTACCAACTTTTACAAAATAGTGAAGATATTGTTGAGCCTTCCAAATACGCTGATTGGTATTCAGTAAGTACATGTCTTCTTCATTTGCGTCTTCCTTTACTTCATAGTAGATTTCCATTTTTAGGCGCTTTGCAACTTCAAGGCGGTGTTGGCCGTCTATCACTTCCATTGATTTATTAACTAATATAGGGCGAAATTCTAGCAGATTGCGCTGCTTGACTGATTTTTCCAGCTTTGCCAAATTGGTTTCGTTCAATTCGCAATTTGCGTCATGCTTTTTGAACATTTCATAATTTTTAGTTTTTTCCATTTCTTAGCTCCTTTAAAACATCAAAAACGATGTCAATTTGTTGTTGTAAATTTTCTAACTTTCTTTCTAAATCGGCGTAGTTTGCGTCATGCAAATTTATAATTTTATCATCTCTTTCTCTATTTCGTTTCTCGTGTTGGCCATATCTACCAAACACTGATGCCCCTCCCGCCTTTTTTACAATATTATTTATTGTTACATAACTGACCCCCGTTAAGACGCTTATTTCTCTATATGGTTTTTTCTCCTTAAGCAATTTTTCAACTTCTGCAATAAGCTCGGGTTTCATCCGATATTTTAGAGCCCGAGCTTGCGCCTGTTTCGCAGAGTAATTTGTCACCCCCCCATTATTATTGATTTCTCTGTTAATGGTGGAAGCATTACGCTTGAGCTGTTTGGCGATCCGGTACATTGAGAGTTGTTTGTGCAGTCCCTCTTCGATAGCTTGGCGGTTATCAAAGGTAAGACGAATCCGTCTTTTTGTTGTACGCGGATTTAGAAGCATTTGCGATTGAGACTCTGCACTGTTCTCAGACATTGGACTAGCTCTTTTCCAAGCGAAGAATAGCACCATTGAGAAGAGTTAATCCGGTTTCAAGCAGTCGCTTCTTTTCCAGCTTAGTATTATCGCATTGTTCTATTGATTTAATGTAAAAGATAATTATTGCATGTATTCCTAATGTTAAATTAAACTTATTAATTTCAAATAACTCATCTATTTTAGCAATATAACTTTTGATTATTTCTTGCTCTATGTTACTCATTGTTTTGCTCCTTTTCTTCTATTAACTTTTTTTCTATAAATTTATCGAATCCTTCTTTAAATTCTTGTTTTGTTTTTTCGTCCGTTTTTTCGGGAAAATCAAAAATAATATGTTCTTTAAACCAATCAGTATCACTGAATTTCTTTTTCATATATTTCTCCTTATATTTGTTATGCCCCCTTGCGGGGGCGGTTAGGTTAATTTAATCGCCGTTATTTGCAGTCTCATAAGGTAAATATGCACAATCATTTCTAATTTTAAATATTGCTTTTTCTGCTCCTTGAATCGCATTGGAATAAGCTATTTTTTCTAATAAGTTGGAAGAATTCTTTTTTTTAGTTCTTAGTTCTTTCAGAAATTTTTCTAATTGTCCTAAAACTTCTTCAGCTCGCTCTACTGTTTTAAGTTCTATGCCCGATATAGTCATATATATTTCTCCTTATGTTTGTCCTCTCTCATAGAGGATTTTGTTTGTTACGCCAGAAATTATACACAATTGCGCCAATTATTCCAAACAAAAAGATAACTGTTTACGAAAAAAGAATTTGTTGATATAAAGAAATTAGTTTAATTAAGGATAATTATGCCTAGAGCACCTAATTGTAAAGCAACCGCATCAACCCCTAAAAAAAGAGTGTTATCTGATGAAGCTATTGAGAAAGCATTATTAACTTGTGGTGGCTGGCATAGTCTCACAGCGGCTAAATTAGGCTATAGTAGAGGATATATTACGGATAGGATCAATTCTTCTGAACACCTTAAGAAAATCCAATATGAGATAGCTGAAGAGCGCACCGATAGATACGAAAAAGCTCTAGATAATCATGCCTTTAACGAGGCCAATCTCACAGCGGTAATCTTCTACCTCAAGACTCTAGGCCGTAAGCGCGGCTATTCCGAAAATCAAGAGACCGATCAGCTTACTGAAACCGCTCGCGAACTTGTCAATGAAATCAAGTCCCTAAAGGTCGAGAACCTCCCGCAAGAAAAAGGCGATATCTAAGGCTTCTTTTCGCTCTCGATATTCTTGGCAAGCAATTTCAGAACATTGATAGTATTATCTAATTCTTCTAGCTGTTCCTTTCTGGTCATCTCTTTGTTGAGCAGCACATCGCAATAGGTATAGAACAATATGCCTAAGCTTTGCGAAAAAGAAACACTTTCGCTATCGAAGATATCATATATAGCTTGAATAGTTCTAGCGTGTTCCACCGCAAAACTTTCCGCTCCATCATCAATATCAGTCATAATTTTCTTTCCTTATATATTCAATATTGGTATAAATAAATTATTTACTATATATGGCATGTATGAAACTCTATCAAGTCATAACGGGAAACTATCTTAACAACACCAAGCGTATCTTTCAACGAGAATCTGCCGCGTGCAGACATATCCGTGAGATTATCAAGCGCAAACCTAAGTGGGTGTCGCTGGAAGATGTCAATAACAGTTATCGGGTTACTATAATAGATACGGCCGAGTGCCCGCAATGGGATTCCGTATTTAAAGTCAGCGACAAAGAGGCGCCGCCTGAAGCTCCTAAAAAAAACGAATTAAGCAAGAGAATTAAAGATGCCACTAAGCAGGAAGCAAATTCTGTCGATACAGGAAGCGACTAGTAGGACTTGTATTTGGCAAGGGGCTGTTAGATCAGGCAAAACTTTTGCTTCTCTTGTCAAGTTCATGGATTTATGCCTAAACGGGCATGAAGGGCAATTCGCTCTTCTAGGCCGCTCTCAAAAGACTCTTAAGATGAACGTGATTGAAGAACTCTATCGTATCTTCGGAACTCATACCGTTAAGTTTTTTCCAGGCAAAGGCGAGCTATATGTAGCCAACCGCAAAATACACGTTATAGGCGCTCATGATGAGAGAGCAGAAGCCAATATAAGAGGCTCTACCTTCCAGACTGCTTATATAGATGAGCTGACGCTGATACCACAATCGGCCTTCCAGATACTACGCTCAAGAGTATCGGGCAAAGACGGCCAAATACTAGCAACTACAAACCCCGATAGCCCTTACCATTGGGTGAAGACTGAAGTACTAGATAGATCAGATGAGATCGACTTAAAGACTTGGGCTTTTACACTTGAGGACAACCCAAGTTTATCTAGAGAGTTCAAAGACTCGATCAGGCGCGAATACAAAGGCCTATGGTATCGGCGATTCATAGAGGGGCAGTGGGTCTTGGCTGAAGGCACCATCTTCGATTTCTTCGATGAAAAACTCCACGTCATCGAATTCCCCAAAAGTAACGCCAGGTATCATACAATCGGCGTCGACTATGGAACAGTCAATCCAACTGCTTTTGTCATGGTAGGATACAACCCCGATAGCTTTCCTCATTTGTGGGCCGAGAAAGAATACTACTTCGATAGTCGAAAAGAGCTGAGGCAGAAAACTGACACTGAATTTGCGCATGACCTTATTAAATTCATGGAAGGATATAAGGTCAAAGGTATTTATGTAGATCCTTCAGCGGCTTCTTTTAGGGCAGAGCTGGCAAAGCTTGGAGTAAGCAGCATAGAGGCTAATAATGACGTGCTAGACGGCATAAGGTTTCACGCTAAACTATTATCTAACGGCACTCTTAAGATATGCAGAAGCTGTAAGAACCTGATCAAAGAGTATGCCTCTTATGTGTGGGACGAGAAGGCAAGGATAAGGGGAGAAGATGAGCCGAAGAAAGAAAATGATCATTGCTTTGCCGAAGGAACGTTAATTTCTACGCTTGAAGGCCTGACACCTATAGAAGACGTCCAAATAAATAGCTTAGTAACTACTCCATTAGGTTATAGAAGAGTTTTAAAGAAATTTGTCCATAAAGATGAAGTATATGAATATACAATTCTAGGAAAAAAGATAAGATGCACATCAGATCATAAGTTCTATACGCAAAGAGGTTGGATAGAAGCGAGGGATTTGATACAATCCGATATGTTTTTACTTAACATTTGTGAGGGGATATGGCCAAAATTATCGAAACCATTGAGTTTAACGGAATCAGATATTATAGGTACGTATCCTCCCAAAATTTGTGTGATCGAAGATATTTTGGAGCGCATAAAGCTGATAGATTGCGAGGATATGGACGTCTTCATCAAGATGTTTGGAAATTCCATAATGGAGAAATTCCCGATGGATACTGTATTCATCACATCGACGGGAATGCCGCAAATAATGAGCTTAGCAATCTCCAGTGCATCACAAAACTTGAGCATTGCAAACTTCATATGCGAAATCTTTCGGAAGAAAGAAAAAAGTCTATGGTCGCACATTGTGCTCAAATACGCCCGCTTACAAAAGCATGGCATGCGTCAGAAGAGGGAAGAGAATGGCATAGATGGCATGGAGTCGAGGCCTTTAAAAAAAGAAAGCCAAGAGAATATATATGCCAACAGTGCGGGAAAGAATATCAGTCAACAAAATATACAAAGTCGAGATTTTGTTCAAATAACTGTAAGTCAAAATGGCGAAGAGATAATCACCTTGATGATATCGCATGCATTTGCAAATTCTGTTTTAAGGAATTCAAGACAAATAAATATGCGAAAACGGAATGCTGCTCGAAAAAGTGCGCGAGGCAACTCAAAAACAAAAATAGGGTCTATAAATCAATCAAATGTCCAAAATGTGGAGCAGAATTTAGGACTTTTGGACGCAAAAGAATCTATTGTTCCCGCTCCTGTCAAATGCAAGCCCGTTGGCAGGCAAAACGTCTACAGTCTGGCAGTTGAAGATATCCATGCCTATTTTGCCGAAAACATCTTAGTTTTGAATTGCCAAGATAGCCTGCGTTATTGCCTGCAAACACACTTTGCGCCTATCTACAACGGCACGGCTGAAATAGATTTAAAAGAATACCGCAAGTTTAAAAACGAGTGGGGATATGTATAAGATTCTTGATTTTATTCTTGTACAAATAAATTCTTTTCTATAAAAAGGCCTTATGGAACTCATTAGACTTTCCCACTTGCTACCAGAAAAGAATAAATTGGTACTTCTTTACCACAAACAGCATGGATTTCTCACCGGATACATGGATTCTATAGGATACGAGCATTATAGGTGGTTTGATTATTTGGGATATGATTTCTCATTTAGTGAAATTAGTCATTGGGCGAAGTTGCCGGAAAAACCAAAGGAAGAATATGGAACAATGAGGAGGGCAAAACATGCGCAATAGACTAGAAGATTTCGGACGCATTTTTGAAATAGCAAAAAGAGTGCGAGAGAATCCTCTTTTGGATTTATACCCCGATGAAAAAGGCGAGTTTGACAAAACTAATGAGGAAATTCATAGAATGATATTGAATTTATACAGAGAGATAAACTTCATCTACTGGATTGCGAAAGGTAAACATGAGGTAGATTAAAAATTAACAAAACAACAAACAAAATGACTAAAGTTTTCCAATCCAGAATGCAAAAATATGAACAAATTGAAAATTCGATTGCTGAAGTTGAAAAAAAAGAAAATCTAGCCAAAGATGACTGCGAGAATTTAACCTCGATTACACTTTATATGCTGAAGGACGAAATAAGGGATTTTGAAAGAATAGTGTGCGGGAAGTTTACTAAAACTGGAAAAAAGGAAAAGTTAAATATTAAGGCTTTGTTAACAAGAATCAAGTATAGCGCAATTAAATCAATGGATTTATTAATTAAATTAAAATCATGCGAAATGAGTGTGACAGAATTTATAGGGAAACGCTAAAAAGTGAAAATTGAAAATCACATCGTCGAACTTATGTTAATTGTTGCTATGGCGCTGATATTTATGAATGGGGTGTTAATCAGCAATACTTATAAACTAGTAAAAAAAATAAACCAGGAGTTAACCTATGTTAGGCAAGTTAATCTTAATCGGCCTTAGCGCCGTTTCAATGGCGGGCTGTACTTATAACGTCTCGATGAGCCATAGTGAAGGGCAGGCTTCGGATGTAATAGATAGCGCTCAAGAGGCGTCGCCGGATATAACGCCGGAGATCAATGCCAGTGTGCAGAGCCCGAATAGTGCACAAAGTATAACACCGAAAACAGCGGAGGCAAAATAATGAAAATCAAAGTAACGACGGAAGAAGGAATCGAAGGTGAAGCGGAGTTAAGTCAAAACGAAAAGTCCGAAGAAGGATTGGGTAAATATGTGATTGTTCGGGCGACTTCTGCTGGTGTATTTGCCGGATATTTGGAAAGCAAAGACAAGAATGAGGTTATCTTAAAAAGAGCTAGAAGGCTATGGTACTGGGAGGGCGCGAATACGTTATCGCAATTAGCCATGGAAGGCGTATCAAAACCAGAAAATTGTAAATTTCCGTGCGCAGTGGACTCAATAACTATTTTAGGTGTTATCGAGATTATTGAAACTACTTCGAAAGCAAAAAAATCTATCCAAGATGTAAAAGTATGGCGAGCTTAATTGATTGGGGCTGTGGCTCCCACGATAGCTGTGGCTATGGCGGTGGCTATGGCGATGATTCTGGCTATGGCGATGGTTCTGGCTATGGCGATGGCGATGGTCCTGGCGATGGCTGCGGCTCCGTCTCCGGCTGCGGCTGCGGCTCCGGCTGCGGCTCCGGCTGCGGCTCCGGCTTCGGCTGCGGCCCCGGCTATGGCTACGGCTAGATTGTGGGGAAATTGGCGAATGTTAATTCTCACAACATGCCGATGTTAAAATCAAAGGGCGATATTTCATAGGAGAAATGTTAAATCATGGAGTGGGTAAGTGTTAAGGAAAAATCTCCCGAGGATAGCCAAGAGGTTTTAGGATGGGATGAAGAAGATGGATTTTATGTTTGTATAGCTTGGGAATGCCCCATCGATAATGGTTATCCAAAAGAAAACGAGGGCAAAGTTTTTTTACAAAAAAAACAGTCCGGCTGCGGGTGTTGTGATGAAGGGATGACCAAAAATTATTTCTGGATGCCGTTGCCGGAGAAGCCTAAGGAGTGATATGGAATGGATTAGTTTTAAAGATAAACCCCCAAATCCTGGTCAACGCATTATTTTTACAGATGGCGAAAATGTTACTTTTGGAATTTATTCAATCTTTTCTGTAACATTAACTGGTGAAAAACAGTGCTATTTAGAGGATTTAGATTATTGTTCATTGGTTGATATTGATAATGACAACATCCGATGGATGTCTCTTCCTAATGTGCCGGTTTAGCCTACTTCAATTCCCCAGCGATATATTTCCTAATGCAATCTATTAGAAACGGATCAAACGAGCTGTCTTTTGATAAAAAAGTCATAAAGGCTTCTTTTCTTGGCAATACCCATTCCAGATTCAACTTCTTGATCTTCGGATCATAAGAATAAAGCGTCAATCCAGGTTCAGGCGTTGGTCTCGTATGCCTACATTGGATAAAACAATCCCATACTCTGTTCTCGTCAATAGTGGCCGGAAGTGGATGCCTTTTGAAAAATACCGTTATATAAAACTTGTCTTTCCATTGTTCTAAAACTTCTCGCTCTCTTATTTGCGCCCAGATAGCTGGCATAATCTCTTCTTCGCCGATCTCGTCTACCTGATCGCCGACTGTTCGATTGAGGTTCTCTCTAATGTAAGCGTCTCTAGTTTCGTATAGCTCCTGTCCAAGCGTTTTCTTGTTAGCCTTTTTTTCTTTTGCCATATTACTGTCCTTATACTTGTATAGTAAATAATTTACTGATATAAAGTAAATAATATACTATAAACCGTAGGTGCACCACGTTACGGACACGCAGCGTTTCGGGAATCGCTACCCCAAAAGGAAAACTAAATTGGTAGAAGAAACTAAGAAAGAGGCCGTTACTGAAAGCCAACCGGCCGTGGCTCAAGATTCTAATACACCATCGCAAGACTCCGAACCGAAAGCAGGTTCGAAAGAATACAACTTCAGACAACTTGAAGCTCAAAAGCGAGAAGCTGAAAGAAGAGCGATGGAGGCGGAAGCGAGATTATTACAAGCCCAAAACACTTTGCTTACAGGAAGGCAGGCTCAATCGCAGGAAGAGAATCTTCCGAATTTGGCACCAGATGATATTCCAGAATGGCGACAAGTGCAGGATGCTGCAAAAAAGATCGCGCGAGAGGAATTCAATCAATTAATGTCCAAACACGAGCAGGAGCAATTGCCAAGACTTGCTAAGCAACGTTTTACGGACTTCGATGATGTCGTAACCACCGAAAATATACAAAAACTAGAACAAGAATACCCTGAGTTCGCGGACGGACTTTCGAAGGCGAAGGATCCTTATTCGGCTACCTACAAGATCGTAAAGATGTTGTATGGAAAGCAAAAGCAATCTCCGGCAGCCAAGGAAGAACTGGAAAAATTGGAAGAAAACGCAAAGAGGCCGCAGTCGATAAATTCTGTCGCTAAAGGCGCTCTTTCCAATGCCAACAGTTTTGCCAAGAAGCCAAGAGACCAGCTTTATAAGGAGATGATGGACGCGGCCAACAGGGCAGAATAAGGAAATTTAACTTATGACGACAACCGGAACTACGCTGCCCCCCCCGGTAGCGCAAGAATATGCGGAAAAGATGTTGTCGACACCCATGCAGAGGAACATTCACAATCTTCTAGCGATTCCCCGATACATTCAGGGATCAGCCGGAAAGACATTGAGGATGAGGCGATATAATCGTCTGCCCACTGCGCCGGTACCTGTCGATCCTCTTTTTCTGAACACAGCACCAGTACAACTGACGGCAGTTGATATCGATGCTACAGTAAGGTGGTATACACAGACTGTGATAATCACAAGAGAAGTCACGGCAATAAACCAAGACCCTAAAAAATATGGGGTCTTTAAATTTTCTCTGATTGACATGGAAGTCCTAGAGGATGACATGGCGCAAGCGAAAGCAGCGTAAGAGACTAAGTGAGAAAACGCCGAAAGGTGATGCGATAGTCCGAACCACGACAATAAATGAAATCGTGGAGGTTGATCCGAAGAGGTCGACCCGCCTAGCAATAGGTCATAAAAGTAACAGAAAGGTATTAAATCAAGCAGCAGCCCGTATGGGTCAGTCTCTTGACACACTAGGAGACTTTAAATTGAACCTGAATAACTTGGAAAACCTAAAGGCAGCGTAGCCCATGGCAACCAGAGGGAACTAGATTAAGAGTTACCTTTATGATTAAGTTTATGAACACTTTCAATGATTTTATCCCTAAGAAGGAATCTTCGCTTTATCTCTTCTTTAAAAAAGGAAGAATGACGATCTCCTCCATTTGGCAAAATTGTTTGTTGAAATTTCATAAGCTGATAACACACGTCTTTTTTATTGATAAGAAACGGATGAACACTAAAAAGAATTGGATAAAGAGATTTTGCATGGATAGACCATGTAGCGGACTCTCTTCTATTTTTATTTTTGGGGAAAATATATGTGATACTTCCCCCAAATCTCTTTATAAGCCATTTATGAATTATAATTTTAGTGTTGCCTATTTCAAGAACAGTATTGTAAATTTTTTCTGCACGATTATTTCTATAACGAAATCTCGCAGAAATTCGAAAACAACCCTCAGAATCTATAAGACCAGCCAAATATATAAAATCCTCTTGGGAGGATTTGATAGTGCTCTTAAAATTTTTAAGATCAAATATCTGAGATTTGGTTACAAGATTGTTTTTGTGAATCTCATTACGCATTTGAAGAATAAGATTATTTCTTTTTTCTATAATGTCTATAGAAACAGATCTAAATTTGTTGTGACAAATGATTTTGCAATAATCAATAAAAAAGGAACATTCAATAGATTTGTTAACGAGAAAAGTCGAAATTTCTTGGGCGAGTTTAAAAGAGGCATTGCCCTTTATTGTCCAATTATATGTTTTTTTGTGGTTATCGAAGGCTTGTTTTTCTGTAATGTAGCCTCCGAAATTTTTTCTAAAAAACAAAATGACTTCTTTTTTAACGGATGTAATAGTTATGGATCTTTCATAAATGACAATACCGTTCTTTTGAGTGGTAATATTCATTCTGAAGCAACCATCTCCATCAATATATCCAGACAAATATCTGAGTTGTTCTTGCCGTGTGTTCATGCAGGTGATTATACAGAGAAACAGAATTTAAATCTAGACCCGCAGAGACTAAGCGGTTCAAATGGCAATTTTGTCATATGCGATAGTCCGATCCAATTTGAAAATTTTGGAGGAGGGATTAACAAGACCTCCCGCCACAAATTTGTGGTCAAAAAAGTAACAGAATGTAGAGAAACAGAAGATCAGTTGATGAGAAATTTGCTCGAATCGACTGCTTCAGTAGTTAACTGCGTGGGCGGAGTCAATGGCGACGTCCCCACAGAAATAACAACCGCGGATTGCGAAAACATTTGCGCTGTGCTTGTTACTTCAAATGCCGATTATATCACGGAGCTTGAGGAAGGACAAAATAAATTCGGAACTGGCCCAATCAGGGATTGTTTCGTGGCGTTATCTTCTTCGAGTCTGATTCCGAATTTGAGAGTAATGGCAAACTTTTTGCATAAAGCCCAGTACCCCAAACCGGATTCAGGATTAACCTCAGAATACGGCTCGGTTTCGAACATTCGATTCTTAGTCACTTCCGCTGGCTCGGTAACTGCTAACGCTTCTTTACTTGGCGCAAACGTGTTTAACACATTTGTGGTAGGACAAGAAAGCTATAGCAGCATTTATCTGGATGGTGAGACTGCGAAGTTCATTTACCATCCACCCGGCTGGGGAGATGATCCCGCTGAGCTCAGGTCGACCTGCGCTTGGAGATTCGCACATGCGAGAGTGATTACCAACGATAGTTGGCTCATTAACCTACGATCAACACTATAAGGAGTAAATTATGACACATGCTTCTACTTTACTAGCTTATGGATCTTTTACTTCTGATGCTGCGGCTCGAACAATTGAACTGCCTTCCGGCACTTCTTATTTCGAGATCGAGAACAGAAGCACTTACGGCACAATGCCTGCTGCCGTTGTTAAATCATGGTGGCAAACCGGAATGGCCAATGGAACGGCGTTTCAGATATCTGAAGCTGCCGCTACCGGCGTTCATTCTTCAGTTTTAGCCGCTACCAATGGTATTACCGCGGTAGATACCGGCACCAGTGCAATTGGCGCTGCTATCGCGATAACCGCAATCACTGCCGCGACACCGGCGGTTGCCTCAACGGCGACTACACCGGCAGTTGGAGATATAGTTCGTGTCTACGGCACGACTGGTATGCTTCAAGTCGCTGGTTATGATTTTACGGTCACTGCGGTGAACCCTGGCGTAACTATGTCATTCGGATATCTTCCGGCTGTCGGTTTTGCTGCGGCTGCAACTGCTGGATTCTATAGGCTCCTGCCTAATGATCTGACCTTCTATCCGAGAAAACGCTATATCACGGCGATTACTGCGGCTGCCCAAGCTGTAGTTACCTTCTCGGTAACTCATGATTACGTTGTCGGAAGCAAGATCAGTTTCAGAGTGCCTGCCGCTTTTGGCATGACACAGATGAATGGTCTTACCGGAACGGTGACTGCGATTAATACCGCGACAAATACGGTAACTGTCGATATCAATTCGACTGCCTTTACCGCGTTTGCCTTCCCAACCAGCGCGATTGCCGCCGCAGGAGTAACTCCCGCGCACGCAGTCCCTGCTGGAGAAGTAGCCACAATCCTAACGTCAGCCGAAAGAGATGTCGGCTATCAAGGATTGAGACTTGGTACCGCTGTCGTTGGCGCTAATACCAACGTGATGCAATGGAGAGCTTATAGAGGCGAATCCATATAAAGAAAAAGTGAGAGGAGCGGTCTGATACACCACTCCTCTCTTTGTAACAAAACTATAATTAAGGAAATCTAATATGGCAGTTGCCACAGAACCATTTTATGAAGATTTTATCATTTCTGACAAGAAAAAGGTGTCAGAAACTCAAAAAAAAGCAAATAAAGAGCTTTTAGATAAGAAATATGCCGAAGAATCGAAGTTGGTTAAAGGGGTATTCAAAAATCTAGAAGCTCCTAACTGCAATCTCGAATTCACTTTCCGAAAATATCCCCAAGACCCTATTAGACTTTATAAATTCGATGACGGAAAAACCTATGAAATTCCACTTTCCGTAGCCAGACATATCAATAACGATTGCAATGAGAAAGAACACGCTCTTCTTACCGATGCGGATGGCAATAGAATAGTGCAAAACAATCCAAAAAGACAGAGATACCAGTTTCTTTCTGTCGACTTTATGTAAGGTCTTGTTATGCCGGCAGCCTCTGTAACTCTAGCTGATCTAGAGACAAAAATAAGGAAGATTACGGGCCGTCCTACGATCGAAAGGATATCGCAGGCTTCGCTTGAAGATTATATAAATCTTTATTTGGAATATGACTTTCCTAACGAACTGAAGACTCTCGATTATCACAGCACTTACAGTTTCTATACCGTCAAAGATCAGGATAGATATCCCCTCAGCGCTGCTGATAGGAATAATTTTAAGTCATTCAGCAAGCCTGTCTATTGCTCTGGCTATCTGATCGATTACTATCAGAACAGAGAGCAGTTCTATAGATTTTATCCAGATCAGACGACTTTATTTAACTACTCTACCGGTACTGGAATAGCCGGCCCCTATGCCGGAACTTTGACCACTTTGCCTATTCTCAAAGGCAGCCTGGTGATATCAGCCGATGGTGTAGGAGCTTCGATCATAGCTCAGGATAATGGAAACGGCGGATTTGTAGACGGCGCAACTGGAGCTGTTTTAGTCGGAGCTGTTAATTATCTGACAGGAGTCACGACTGTGACTTTCGGAGCGCCTGTCAATATCGGAACGCCAATAATAGCACGTTATGCGCAATATAACGCAGCTACGCCACAAGGCATTCTCTTCTATCATAATGAGTTTATCTTAAGGCCCGTGCCAGATAGTCAATATACGATCCAATTGGAAGCTTATCTCAAGCCGACAGCATTGCTTAATGCGCCGGATACTCCTTATCTCAATGAGTATTTCCAACTGATCGCCTATGGCGCAAGCCTCAAGATCCTGAGCGATTCCATGGAGACTGAGAACTATGCCAAGATCAAACCTATGTATGACGAGCAGCTTAGACTTATCGAACGCCGCACAATCATGCAGGTAAAAACACAAAGAACACAAACGATATATAGCGAGGACTCCTATGGGCCTTCGCGTATGCCGCCATTTTAAAAAGGAGTTTTACGACTTATGGTTTATAAAAATAATATACCTTTGGCCACTGATCAGGTCAGTATCAGCCAAGGTGATTTATTAGAGAACTTTGGACAACTTTATACCTGCTTTGGAACCGATCACGTCAACTATGATTGGCCGACAGTTACCGATAGAGGGAAGCACGAATTTGCAAGACTTAGGGAAAGGATTGCTCCTACCTATCCTTTGCCAACTACTGGTGCTGGATGGGGTGCTCTTTACACCCAAGATGATGCTGGCAGCACTGCTTTATATTTTATGAATGACGCTGGAGTTTCTTCAAAATTAATAGGTGGGAGCGGAGGGGCTGGAGTCGCATCCGCTTATGTAGCTTTTAATGATACCTTTGCGGGGCCGCCAGTAATCATGAACAGTCTTAATGTGACAGCAATTGCGAGATCAGGTGCTCCTTCTACTTATACTATTACAATTAATCCAGCATTATCAACAGCAAATTATATAGTTTCAGGATCATACACGTCTTCCGCTAGCCAAGGGCTCTGTTTGGAATGTACCGCCAGAACTGTAAATTCGTGCTCTTTTCAATTTCACGGCACTGCTGCGCCAGCCTATCAACCAGTGTGGGTTCCTAGTGGTTGGGTTGTGATCTTCGGCGGCTAACCTATGTCGCAACCATTTCCTGTCCTTCCTTTCTATGACGGTGTCCGACAAGACACAAATGATTTCCTTATGGAGTCGACCAGTTTTCCATATCTGGAGGACTGTTATCCATATCGAGGAAGAATAGAAAGAAGAGTCGGAAATCAGAGTTTAGGAAGAATTGTAAGAGAGATTACCGGAGGTGCTTTAGGTAATACTGGGGCTTCTCCATTTACAATCAACGTTTTGACATTTCTAGGACTTACTGGTTCAATTCAAAATGATACAGTTACAGTACATGTTGGGGCACCTGGTAATTTGACATTTGTAGAAGTTCCAAACCTTTCTAATGGTGTTGGCAACAGAGGCAATATTGATTATTTAAATGGATATCTCACTGTAAACCATCCGCCTGGTCTTCCGTCTGCTGTAACCATGGATTTTACTTATCTTTTAACGCCGCCTCAAGTAGCAATATCTGATGGTGGAGCAAATTCTGGATATATAAATTTAGATACGGGGTATATAACTTTTTCTCACGGAGTTGGAGCAACTTCGGCAATAACTATAGATTTCCTCTATTATCCTCCTCATTCTTTAACTCCAATAATAGTAACAAATGGTTCGTTAGGAGTAACAAATGTTTCTCCATTTATAGGAAACATTTTCACTCTTTTAGGAATAAGTGCTGGTGCAAAAATTATTTCTGGAACTATTACAATAGATATTGCGGCGCCAGTAGGCCCAGTTACTTTTACCGAAGTCGCGAGTATAACTCTCGCCGGATTAGTACTTGGCAATACTGGAGCTTCTCCTTTTGCAGTAGACGTATTTACAGTTTTAGGAATAACCGGAGGCGGGCAAGTACAAGATGGTTCAGTAACCGTCAGAATAGCGGCACCTATAGGGCCATTAGTTTACACGGAAGTGCCAAATTTAGTTGATGCGGCTGGTGATACTGGAAATATAAATTATACAACTGGAGTGTTAAGTTTTAACCATGGAGCATTTGGCGCATCCGCGGTAACGATAGATTTTATAAATTTTCCAGAACGTCCAGTCATGGGACTTTATGAATGGGATACCGACCTTGTCAACATGGAAAGGCTGATCGCTTTTGATACGGGAAAGGCTAATATTTATACCGATGCCAATCTAGAGTTCACGGATATTTCTTTTACTACTGCTGGCGTTGCGATCAATTGGCACTCTACCGATGCGGATTTTTTCTGGTGTACCAACTACTGGCGGGATAATGCTCAGCGAATTCTTTTTTGGGCGACAAATGGCATAGCGGACAGGCTTACGGGAGCCGTCCACGAAGATGGGATTCAGATCTATAATGGCATAGGATGGGAATGGCAGGAATGCCGGTTGGATGCTGGATCTACAACTTTTTTGCGAGGTTGCAAAATTCTAGTTTCCTTTAAAGATCACATGATAGCCATGAATACTTTGGAAGGCGCAGTTCAACCTGCCATTCCGGTGAGTTATCCGAACAGAATACGCTGGTCTCAAAACGGCATTCCTTATACCACAGTTCTTGGCGGCGCGGATATAACTGCATGGGAAAGCGCAACTCCCGGTAAAGGCGGATTTGGCGATATTCCGACAAACGAACAAATAATAAGTTGCGGTTATTGGAAAGATAACCTTCTTATATTTTGTGAGCGGTCTACCTGGATGCTCACATTCGTAGGCAACGTGCAATATCCTTTCCAGCTTCAGAAAGTCAATGATCACTATGGATCGCAAAGTCCTCATTCGTTTATTCCTACGGATAAAGGCATATATTCAATTTCCAATAAAGGCATAGTCATAGGAGATGGCTTCAATGTCGAAAGAATAGACCTTAAAATCCCCGATGAATATTTATATTTCAGTACGATTCTGGAAGCTGACCGCCGTATCTTTGGCGCTGTAGATTATTACCGGCAGTTTATATATTGGATTTTCCCAAGCAATGCTTCTCGCAGTGATCAGCAGTTTTCGCAATTTCCAGATCAGATGTTGGTTTACAACATGCAAGATCAGGCATGGAGTATTTTCAACGACCGCTTTACCTGTTTGGGACAATATAGATATGTGGCAGGTACTAGATGGGAAGATCTTACCGATCCTTGGAGAACTTATAATCGACCTTGGTTTTCATTTATAATGGGAGGGAAATTTCCTGAAGTTATCGCTGGAAATCAGCAAGGCTTTGTCTTTTATCTACGAGGCCTATCGCTTTCAAATTCCGAGTCTTTAGCGATTAGAGCTATAACTCAAGCTGGACAAGCGCAGATCACTTCTTATAATCATAACCTCCAAGTCGGTCGGTATGTCGAAATCTCTGGCGTTGAAGGCATGCTTGCGATAAATAATTTATACGCGAGAGTCCAAAGCGTTATTGATGCTAGTACTTTTACTGTTAATATCGACTCCACTGGATTTGCCGCTTATACGCGTTCCGGTTTTATCACATTTCTCAATAATATCAATATCACCACTAAATCCTTTAATCCTTATTATCAGAAAGGAGAAAGACCTCGTCTCAATTATCTAGATTTCTATTTTGACTACGCGCCTGCTGGAGAAATCTCAATAGATATTTACAATAATGCTGTCAATTCTTCTGCTCTCTTAGAGACCGCCATAACCAATACTCACAAAGATTTTGGCGGCGGTTTCGCCATACCAAGAGTTTGGAAGCGTCTTTTTCCGGATTGCGAAGGACAATTCTTTATCCTTAAACTTTACCTTAGCGACTCTCAAATGCTCGATAAAGACATACAAGAATCAAACATCTGTCTCCACGCCATAAATATGTGGATGTCCTCAGCAGGAAGGCTTTTATCTTATGACAACTAATAGTTTCTTCCGCTCTGATTTTCTTAATGAATACGGAACTCTAGTCCAAGATCAGGAAAATTTTCAGACCCAAATGGATGGCCTGCAAAGAAAGCAGGCCTATGCGATCAACAGGCGAGATATCGGTCAGTATGGACTTATAGAACAATTGAACGGCCAGCAATTTCTGAATGTAACAACACCTATTGCCGCAAGATCAGTCGCGCCGCCTCATTATATTTTCCGTAAAATTGTGGAATGCGGAGCGCTTCCTAACGCGGCTCTAAAACAAGTAGCACACGGTATTGCGACTATAGACAATAACTGGTTCTTCACACGCATTTATGGAACGGCAAGAGAACCTTTAGGGGTCGCACCGAGACCTTATTACATTCCATTGCCAGGGAGCGGAGCGCATCAAGTCGACCTTATGGTAGACGCAACCAATATAAATATCACCACGATAGCCAATTTATCCACATTTACCTATTCGATCGTAATTTTGGAATATTGGAAGAGTTAATTGTATAGTAAATAATTTAATAGTATAAAGAATAATAGGTACTTATGGCAACAGCATACGAGACGACAAGGCAGATAGAAAGAAACTTTTATGTTGATGGCGGAGAAGATGCTTCGTCGATCCTCAAGCAGATGGAAGAGCACCATAATCAATATATATCTCAAGTACAAGCCTTTTGGAACGAAGCTCGTATAGATCAAAGATTTCTGGCAGGAGATCAGAGCCTCTTTCAAGAGATCTATAGCAATATTCCAGCTAATAGAAGACGGCAATTTAATTTTAATCGCTTGCGCAGAGTCTCCAACATGATAACTGGGCACCAGCGCAAACATAGAAAATCAACAATAATTAGACCAATAGAAGGTTCCGATGAACAGACTGCGCAGGATTTTACAGATATTATATCGTGGGCTTATGGACGAGATAACGTCTATAACACGATATCTGACGCTTTCGACCGTGGAGCTATTACTACTGGCTTTTCTCTGCTTAATATTTGGCTTGATCGTAGTATCGATCCTGCTTCAGGTGATCTTAAGGTAAAACACAAGTCTTATAACTCCTTCATCATGGACACTTTTTTCCGCAATCACGATTTATCCGACTGCGGTTTTGTTTGGACTAGGGAGTGGGTGACTAAAAAGGAAGCCGCCAGACTTCTACCTGAACGCGGAGATGAAATTATGGCCATGTCGCAAAAGCGTTATGGCAATAAAGACCAGCGCTTTTACTACATGCCGGAAAATTATAACTATACAATCAAGGATTTGCTCGCTTATGACGAATACTACTACCAAACGACAAGGAAGCAGAAAATCCTCTATGACACCAAAACTGGCGAAACTATGGAATGGCAAGGTGAAAAAGATAACCTCAAGCTTTTCATGGCACAGTATCCCGAAGTTAAAGTCCAAACTATTGAAAAGCCCACAGTAAACCTAGCTATCGTTCTAAATAATCAGGTTATGTATGACGGGCCAAACTTACTTGGCATCGACCGCTATCCATTTGTTCCTGTTATAGGTTATTGGGATCCGGATAACATATATTTTATGTGGAGATTCCAAGGCGTAGTCAGAGGGCTAAGAGACGCTCAGTATCTTTACAATCGTAGGAAGGCAATAGAACTAGACATTCTTGAGTCTCAAGTAAATTCCGGTTGGAAAGTTATGGAAGGCAGTCTTGTCGACAACAATGACGTTTTTAAATCGGGACAGGGTCAGCCTATTTTTATTAAGGCAACTGCTCCGCTTGGCATGGACTCGGCTCAACAGATTATGTCGCCTGGAATTCAGCCTTCGGTTATCCAACTTTCTGAAATCCTTGCTAGGGAGATCAATGAAATCTCCGGCATTAATGAAGAACTTTTAGGTGTAGCCGATGATGATAAGGCTGGTATTTTGTCGATGTTGAGGCAAGGCGCTGGCCTCGTCACTCTTCAAAAACTCTTCGATCAACTCGACCTAAGCCAAAAACTTTTAGGCGAGATAAGTCTTGAGACAATCCAGAAAAACTTCACTATAGGCAAGATAAAGAGAATCTTAGGCCGTGAGCCTTCGCCACAATTCCAGGATAAGAATTTTGGAAGATACGATTGTACGATATGCGAAGGCTTGCTCACAGACGATCAGCAAAAATTAGAGTTTCTGCAATACATGAACATGCAGCAGATGGGAATTCCTATACCTCCAGACCTACTTATTGACAAAGCACCTATCCAAGGCAAAAAAGAACTCAAAGAAGCGATCCAGAAACAGCAACAGCAGGAAGCGGAAGTGCAGCAAGAAGCGCAGAAGCTACAGCTCGAATCCCTACAGACCGAAAATATGACCAAGCAGGCCTTTAGCCAAGCTCAGATGGCTTTAGCGAGCGAAAGGATGGCAAAAGTGCAAATTGACCGTGCGGAAGGCGTAGAAAGGCTGCAAAGAGCCAAGGAAGACGAGACCGGAGCCGTCTTAAACCTCGTAAAAGCACTCAAGGAGCTCCAAGGTATGGATTTAACACATTTAATGCAAAAGGTGCAGATCCTGAATGAACTGGAAGGCAAAACAGAAGTAAAAACACCAAAACCGGAGAAAGTAGCGTGAGTTCTTTGTCTCAAATTCTTAAAATTTCAGGTCAAGATCAAAAGCGACCAGGATTAAATGATTTAACGAAACCTTTTATGAAAAAAGAAGTAAATTGGTTAGGTGTGGCAAAAAATGATCCGTCAATAAATATGTGGTTTTCTGGTCTTCAGGCAGCATATCCAGATTTGCGTAATGTTGCATTGGAAGATTTTTTAAAGCAAGGAATTCAGGAATTTTCTAGCGGAGCTGGAAGTGGATACGATTATAAGAGTGCAATTGAAATGGGACATAGACCAAAAATAACAGAAGATTATACATATCATTGGATAGGTCAAGATCCAGAATCTGGATATTATTTTAAAGGTAAGGAACACCCTACGAGATGGATGTCCGAACAAACAGATCCCAATAGTCCACATTATAAAGGAACAAATCAGTGAAATCGCTTAAAAAAGTCGTGAAACACCTCAAGCAAGATAGAAAAGAATTCAAGCATGAGGCAAAACAAGATCTTAAACTAATCAAGGAGTTAAGCCGTGAAAAAGGCAGCAGTAAGAGTAAGAAAACCGCTAAAAAAAGGTAAAGGCAAAGTCGATACCAAGGCCAGATATAATAGTCCGGTGGTTTTAGAAGAAGAAGCAGAGACCAAAGAGAGAACTTCTCCTTATGGAAAAAAAAAACGCTAGTTCGCCAGTTTGTCCAATTTGTTTTGGCGAAGCTTGGTGGATGGAAGAGTCGTTTACAGACGATCCGCAATATAGAGACGCGTGGTGTCCAGATTGTAGAAAAATATTCGAAGGAAAATATGAAGAGTACGAAGAAATCGACTAAAGTCGGAAAGGTTATGCACGAGTGGAAAGAAAACAAACTGCATAGCGGAAGTAAAAAAGGCCCAAAAGTGAAAAGCAAAAGCCAAGCTATAGCAATTGCTCTTTCTGAAACCAGAAAGTCAGGAGCAAAAATAGCTAAAAAGAAGCGACGCTAACGCATGAAGCTCCTATTGTTGCTGGGCATTCTCTATCTGATCTTTGAACTTACGCCACTTGGTGAAATCATTAGAGAAAAACTGTCTGAAACTTCACAAAGCGCTTATCTGGAACAGAATAGCATTAATTATGAAAAGCATTGGTAAAGCGCACTTGCGATAAAAATAATTAAATTGTATAAAGAAACTATGGTTAACCAAAAGGTATTATATGCATGAATTCAAAAAAGGCAACACTAATGCTCCTGTCTCAAAAGACGTGGGCTTTGCCAAAGAAAGCGCCTTGGAGTCTGGTTCTTCAGGAACTATGGATTACAAAGAAAAACAAAATAAACATGCCGGTGAAGACTCCCGCAAAGTAAAAAGCGGCGCCTACAAAGACGGCAAAAGATATTAATTTTTCTATTCTCCTTTGTTAAAAGTAGGGCAGTCTATTCAGGCTGCTCTTTTCTTTTTTTCTATAGCAGCCTCGATCTTTTCCAGCATTTCCTCAAGTTCATTTGTGGTTAGAGGACTATATTTTCCAGCCAATATCTTGTAAATCTCTATAGTTCCTTTGCCGAGGATGGCTTTAACTTGAGAGAATGTAAATTTACGCCTCATGGCATAGCAGATCTTCGCTGCTAAAACAGACTTTGCGAAAGCTAAATCTTCATAGTAAATCTCATCTTGCATTTTGACCTCCGTCATTTTGAGGTCAAAATCTTAACCTAAGAATATTTTTTAGCACAATAGAAAAAGTGCGATAACACTTTTAATACCTAAAGTCTAAATAAATTACTACATATGGTATAGTGAGGTTAATAGGGAGATTTATATGGCAGCAGCAATGTTAATACCAGCAGCGATTGGTGCTGCTTCAGGTTTATTTAGTCATTTTACTCAAAAAAAACAAAAGGAAAAAGTTAGACAGCTTCCGGCAATGACAGGCGGACAAATGAGCCTGCTTGATCAATTGACAGGCGGTATGCGAGGGCCAATGGGCCAGGGCATGGATTATCTATCGCAAATGCTGTCTGGATCTCCTGAGTCTTATCAGAATTTCGAAGCTCCATACATGCGGCAATTCCAGGAAGATATAATTCCAGGATTGGAAAATGCCGCCACTTCTTTTGGCATGCGAGGATCTTCCGGCATGCAGCAGACTTTAGCGCAAGCAGGCACCGGATTGCAAGAGCGCCTCGCCATGATGCGCGAAGGACTCAAATCTCAAGCTATGAGTCAACTTCAAGGCATGATGGGTACCGCTATGGGGGTAAAACCTTATAATACCATTCATACTCCAGAAGGAAGAGATCCTACCGCTTTAAGTTCTATGTTCGGCGGAATTGCCGGAGGAGCCGCTAGTTCTTTCGGGAAAGGATTAGATCAATGGACATCGCAATTAGGGCAACCACAAATTTTTCCATATAAGAGACCATTGCAATCAGGAGAAATGTATAGTCCTTCTTATGGGTATGGGTATGCGGGTTAGGAGGTATATATGAGTCTTACAATCTTGCCGAGACAGCCTTCTCTTGACGCTCTATTAGGTCAACAAATTGGTTCTAATATAGTTCAGGGATATCAGCAATCACAACAGGGCAGTGCTCTTGAAAAAGTATTAGGATTAGGTTCAGCAGCTCCACAACAAGCAACGCAAGTTAGTAGCCAACAAATGCCGCAACAGCAAAAATTGGAAGAACGAATAAAGCAGATATCTACAAATCCCCAAGCTCGGCGTTTAATAGATAAAATTGATCCGTCTGGTAAAACTGGCAAAATTATTGATAGTATGTACGCAAATCAGTTAAAACAGGAAAAAGTAAACATTGCGCAAAAACAATATGAAGAATCAGCTATTAGTACCTCTTGGGAAAAAACCAGATCACAGCGCAATGAACTTACAAAGGCATATCATGCAGCAAAAGACGAAAAAGAAACATTAGATAGAATGCAAGAACTCAACGAAGAAAAAGATGAAAAGTTGATAAATCCTGCTATAAATGCGTTACTACAACATTACGGAATCGAAGATTGGGCGTTTTTAAAAGGGGCTAGTTCTCAAGAAATGGATAAACTATCCAATGATTTTCTTAATCGTATTAAACCTCTTCTCGGAGCACAAATATCAGCCCAAGAAGTTAGGTTATTTATGAAAGGAATCCCTACTTTAATGCAAACAAAAGAGGGTAGGAAACGTATTATAGCTAAATTCAAAGATTTCAATGATCGCATTAGTGATCGTTACAAGTCCATGCGTGAAATAACAAAAAAATATGAAGGACAAAAAGCTCCTTTTGATTTTCTAGAACAAGTTGAAGATTTAACTACCACACGAAGAGAAAAATTTCTTAGTGAAAAGGAAAAAATAAAAACACAACAAAAAGAAAAAAATAAAGAAATCCAATTTCAAAAAGAAGCAGAAAAAAAGCTGCAATCGAAAGAACTTGAAAAGGGTGTGACTTTAAATAAACTTCCTACAAAAGCACCTGAAGGCGCGATATTTAGAAAAGGAGAACAAAAGTTTATTTATAGAGGGGGAAAGTGGCAAAAATATGAGTAGCGAAGGATTTGTTTTTGAAGGGTTTGAGGAACAACCATTTTTTTCTAAAGTAAAAGAAAAATATAAAAAAGCACAAGAAATGCCTGAATGGATGGAAGAAGGTTTGCGTCCCTTAGCTTATGGAGCTGCTCAAATAGGCGAAAAGGTCGTAGGAACTCCAAGGTCACTTGAAAAGGCTCCATTTGATGTTGGTTCATTGATTGAAAGAACGTTTGGAAGTAAAGATCCATATTCTGAAAAGGCAGCACATTTCTTGAATTTAGATGTTCCTTCAGCTCCGGAAGCTGCAATTCAAAAACGAGTTAAAGAAAGACTAGGCGAACCAGAAACGGGAGCAGAAGAACTGGGACAGCAATATGGGAGCAACGTAGGCTCTTTAATGCAAATGCTGTTAGATCCTAAAAAAGCTATTGCTGGAGCCGGAATGCAAACCGCTGTTCAAAAATTACCATTAGAGGGATCTGCTTTTGAAGGACTGAAGCCGTTTCTAGAAATGGGTGCTACGATGCCTTTTATGATAGAAAAGCCAGAACCTCAAAGACTATCAAGTATATTTACTAAAGAAAAAAAAGCTTTAGCGCAATTGGGTGAAAAATACGGATTGACAGAGGAAGAAATTTCTGTACTTTCTAAAAGTGATAAAGAACAAAGTTTCTTGAGATTTTTAACTAGTGGAGGAAAAAAAATATCTGAAGTATCTAAAAATATAGGCAATAAACTAATAAAAGCAAAAGATGACATTTTAGGATCAATTTTTACAGGATACAAAGAAGGGGGAAGCCAGGGTGTAGAAGAGGCTGCTAATGCAGCGTATGCCAATATGATTGAAACTGCGAAAAAATATGAAGCGGTTCCTATAAATCCTAGGGGCATAAAAATGGCTATTGGTAAGACAGTCAATAAATTAGAAAAAATCAAAGGTCGTGCGCCGGAAACAAATGCCTTTTTGAATTACTTAAAATACACTTACGAAGAAGTTTCGAGTGGAAAAATGTCAATGGCAGATATGATCGAATCGTATCAGGAAATGAATAAAACATGGAAGTCTTCAAATACAGCTAAAGTGTATATTGACAATATTAAAAACGCTGTCAAAAACAACATTAGAAAAGTAAAGGTTGGTAAAAACAAAATTGGTGAAGCATTAGCTAATGACTTTGAAGCCGCTAATTTTGGCTATCAACAATCGAAAGATTATGAAAATATAGCTAAGAAATTATCACCTATCTTTACAGAAAGCGGTGCTGATTTTGGTAAATTAGGCAATCTTTTAGATAGAGAAGAAAATATAAATTTGTTTCAGGATGTTCTTGGGAAAGAGGCCACAAATAATCTTAAAGAAATGGCTCAAATAGGCGAAAAGGCCCAAGATGTCGCAGCCTTTTTCGCTGAATCAAAAAATGCTCATTTGCTGGGAGCGGGCGGAGAAGCAGTCGCAGTTTTTTTAACTGCATTTTCAGGCCATCCAGTTGCTGCTGGTGGTATGATTGGAACACATGCAGTTTTAAACTCCATTGGTAAAAAGCTTTTATTTGATCCAAAATATCAAAGATTGTGGTTGCAAACTGTTAATGCGTTGAAAAATAGCAAATTCGATTTAGCTAAAACTCTAGCTGCAAAAGCGATAAGAGATTCTCAATCCGAATCACAAAAAACAGATTATCAATAATTGAGCCATAATGGATAGATCAAAATAAATAGTATTACAAAAATAAACAAATATAAAAGTATCATACATTTCCCTCCCTTAATTTTTTCCTCTCCAACAATTCCGGCACTACCAGCCTCATAACCAACTCCTTCTTCGTTATATTCTGCAACTCCGCCTCTTCAGCTATCAGCCAATATATCTCCGGTTCAAGTTCAAGTTGAAGGCGTGGTTTAGTGCGAAGCTGCTTCTTTTTCATGGTTTTTGCGGAGTTTTAACTGCCAGTTCTTTTGGCATTAAATCTTTCATGATCAAGACCGTTTCTATTCGAACAAGTCTTCTATCAATATCGTTAAATTTCCCATTAATCCACAAGAATCCAGTGCACAACGCGCCCAAAACTATAACTGTATCGACATGTTTTGAAATCCATTCCACCTGAGAACCTCCTTTTGCCTAATAGTATGCACTATCCGTCCATTTAATACCATTAAATTAATTTCTATATACAATAAAGAATAAAGTATCAAACAAGTTAAGGAGTACTTATGACGGATACAATAGCAAGAAGAGTCGGATATGGCCTAACACAGGGTCTATGCGAACTCGATCCTTTGCCTATTATAGTAAGAAGAGCACCAACTGCTTCGGATCTTAAATATCCTATAGGACAGATCTGGATCAATCAGCTCTTAGATGACGCTTATATGTTGACAAGCGTGGCAGCTGGCGCCGCGCACTGGGAAGTTATTTCTGCTAATACGCCAGGATCTGCGCCTACAACCAAATTCGTGGTAGATAGTGACGGAACGGCTGGTTATCTCACAATTCAGGCCGGTATTGATGCTGCTTTTGCCGATGGCGGAGGCGTAGTCTATATTAGGCCAGGCGTATATACAGAAAACCTAACTCTATATACAAATATTGTACTTCAAGGTGCTGGACTAGAAACTACTATTACTGGCGTACATACACCTCCAGATGTCGGCATAGTTTCCTTCTTCGATTGTTCGTTAACTTCTGGTACGGATATTGTCACTTCTGCTGCTGCTGGTGTTTCAAGAATTATATTCTTCAATTGCCAAATTAACTGTACAAATGGATATGTTGCCGATCTTCCGAACTGGACTGGTCGCGTGGATCTATTTTCTTGTGAGAGCGCTTCTACCACAGATGGCGTTGTCAGAGTTTCCGCGGCTACTGTTATCATAAAAGATTCTACAGTAGGAAATGGAGCTACTGCCTTGTCAATCACAGGCGGAACATTAGTGGTTATGGGATCTCGTATCGAATGTCCAATTTCACCTGCCGGAGCTTGTGCTGCGTCAATAACGCAAGGAAGTTATATTGGTGGAATGATAACAACCGCCGGAACTACTGCGTTGTTAGTTGCGAATAGCACTATATCTTCTGGTGCTGCTGCTGCCTTGACTCAAAGTTCCGCAGGAGCCGTTACTCTTTCCAATGTTACCATTACAACTGTTGCCAATCCTGCTATTGCTGGCGCAGGTGCTGGAACGGTCACATTAGCTAACGTAACCTTTACTTCTGCTAGAAATCTAGTAGGCACTTTGACTTTGGCTCATGTGGATGAAGTGAGACTAGACAAACTGGTTTGCGGTGATACTACTTATAGAACTTCCCCATTTTCCTCTGATAATAATATTATCGGAGCTTATGGTATTACGACTGGAGGTGTTGTCGGAACAACCTATCGAGCAATTAGAGGCGATCTTCAACAAGACATTGGTAACGGCACTGAATCTCCACAAGCGATAAGAGGCAGCTTAACGTGTCTTACCGGAAGCAATACAATTGAAGGTTATGGCATGTATGGAGCCGCTACACAAAATGATGGCGCCGCTGTAGTCTCCAATTTAATTGGAGTTTTAGGATTAACGACAGTCAACGAAGTGAACCCTGCCGATCAACCTCAACAGTGGATAGCTGGATCTCAAAGTATCGTCTGGTTTGATGCTGCTGCTGGTGTTCCTACTGCTGCTATTGTATGCGCTAACCTTAACCATGTGATGTATGACGCGGCCATGAACACTATTGCTCACGGCGTAGTTGTGTCCAGAAATGGAGGCGGAGCTGGCGGTCCCGCAGGCGCGGCTTTCAAAGTTGTAATTGGCGGTGGCATTGACGATTGGCAATGGGGCGTTGATCTTTATACAGGATCTTTAGCTAATAACTATTCAGTAGGAGATATCAGGCTTGCTCAACAAAACTTGATAAAATCAGTTGCTGGTTTTCCAACAGGAGCTGTGGCACCTGGATCAATAGCTATTAGATCCGATGGTTCCAATGCCGATGGTGTGCTTTATGTAAACCATTCTGGAGGCGCTACTGCCTGGAGGCCGGTATTAAGAGCTAATACTACCTGGATTGAGCATTTCACTCAGTCACCTATTATGCAGTCTAACGTTAACACTGGAGCTGCCCCTACCGGAGCAACTGGTGATATTAACTTAATGTGCCTCCAAGGCGGGGAAATCATGCAGCAATTTATCTTAGGAGCCGGCCAGACTATCATCGCGCCTAGGATGGATGCGGTTGGTTTGTTGGTGTCTTTGGATCTCGTAGTTGCAGAGGGTGCTGAATATAACTGGGGCATGACTCCAATATCTAAGCATGCTTATACTATCGGAACAAGTCCAGCCTTCACCTTTATTATGAGTTTTGCAGTTGCCGACGTTACTGGAGCCGGCCCTATTCTCATGGGCTTTAGAAAGCAGGAAGCGAATAACGCTTCATTTGCAGCCTATACAGACTTTGCCACCATTGGATTGGATAATGCTATTAACCCTGGAACGGTCATTATCGAAACCAGATTGAATAGCGGTGCAGTCACAACCACTAATACCACCAACGCTTGGGGTGATGGCGCCAATCATACTTTGAGAATAGATGTTAGTGCGGCAGGCGTAGTAACATTTGGTATCGATGGTGCGGCACCTGTGGTAACACAGGCCTTCACTTTCGATAACGGCGACGTAGTCAGTCCATATTTCCACATTTTGCATGCGGCAGTAGCGCCAGGTGCTATCGAGTGGACGGATATGGTTTGCGGCCCGCAATAAGTCAATTTTTAAGATAACGGGAGGGGACAGATTGTCCCCTTCCTTTTTTAAGACTTAATAAATTCTACTTTTTCAGTAGTTTCTTTTTCAGATTCTACAGCAACTTCTTCAACTTTTTTCTTTAAACTTTCAATAAAAGCATTTCTTAACTCCGTGAGCAAATCCAATATCTCTTCATTGGACATATCTGCTGGCATTTCGACTGAAAGACCTCTATTCGAATCCGGTTTTAAAACTACAATTTTACTTACTTTGGCTGGATAAATAGCCATACAATACCTCCTATTGTACTAATAAATAATTTACTATATATATAAAGTTATGTAAAGAAAAAAATTTAGTGTAACTAAGGAGTTTTTTTATGATGGCCGCTCAAACAGATGCAGTCAGGACTTTAGGCTTTGCGGCTATAGGTGCAGCTTACGCCATTGTTGGCGCTGCCTTTACTCATCCGGCAAGAATGGTACGAATAGTCAATTTAACCGATGCCGACATGATGTTCACCGATGACGCGACAAAAGACAAATGGCCGATGCCAAAAGGCAGTTTTGTGCTTTATGATTATGCAGCTAACAGCAGCTCAAAAGAAAGTAGCCTTGCATATCCTATCGGAACACAAATCTATGTAAAGCAACTCGCTGCGCCTTCTTCCGGGGCTGTTTATGTCGAAGTTACTTATGTAAAAGGCACCTGATGAAAAAATATACAGATGAAGAACTTCAAGAGAAATTCGAACGTATCGATCGCTTGGAAAAGGCTTTTTCTGATGCTTTTACTATTGTTAAAACGGCCGATACCAGATTAAGCACTACAGAAAAAAGTATTAAAGCAACTCAAGAGCTTGCGGATAATTTGCAAAAATCTGCTGAAGCGGTCAAGCAAAACATCCAAGAAATTAGAGAGCATTTCAAAAACTCTAATAACATTTATGAAAACTTGAGAGCTCATCTGGAACAACACAAGACTTTACATCTAGAGCATAGTGAGAAATACAAAAAAATAGAACAACTGCAAGTGGCAGTTGATGATCTGATTTCGAAGATCACAGCCATAGGAAAAAACCAATCACAGTTTGCTATAGCTAAAGAGGTCGAAGCAGTTCTCGAAGGTCATCAAAGAGAGCATACGGAATTATTCTCACAAATAAATCTCATTAACACTATTAATAAAACTAACAAAATTGAATTGGAAAAAATCAACAATAAAATTAACTTTCAGGTAAGCCAACTAAGTGTGCTGGACAAGCAACAAATTGAATTAATATCTCAATTAGACAAATCGAATAGTCTAATAAATTCAATCAAAAAAGAATTGCGCCACGAAATTGACTCGTTTAGAAGCGAAATCGTAAAACTTTTGATAGACAAGATTCATGAAAATCTACCCGCAGTCGATCTGACTAAAATTTCGATAACAGTAAAAGAAATGATCGAAAAGGAAATAGCCAATATTTCCGCCGATGCACATAACGCCTATCTAAAATACAACAATATAGACGCACAAGTCAAATTATTGGAGAAAAGATTCGAAAACTTAGCTCTGTCGATTAAGAAAATAGAATTGGCGAGCATTACTTAAGGCTTGATATGAGCCAATCCGGCCAACTTGCCAATGACTTTGGCCCAACAGTACCTACGAGCTTCATAACAGATGCTGGTGTAGCGGTTCCTATAGCTAATACTCTTGAAGTCTTAGGCGGTGCCGGAACCGTAACTAGCGGCGTAGGCAATGTCATTACGATAACGGTTGGCGGCGGCGGCATGACCTGGACGGATGTTGTCGGCGTAGCACAACTTATGGTTCACAATAACGGTTATACTGCTAACAACGCCGGACTTGTAACTTTTACGTTACCAGCGGCCGCTCCTTATGGATCTATATTTGCAGTGGTAGGCAAAGGCGCCGGCGGCTGGAGGATATTGCAACAAGCTGGTCAAACTATTCATTTAGGTGCTACCGCTACAACTGCTGGTGTTGGTGGATACCTGTCGTCTAACCAGCAATATAACATTGTTGTTTTCCTTACGATTGCGGCGGATACGACATTCACCGTTCTATCCTCTGTAGGCAATATTAATGTGGTATAAACATGGTCATTAACAACTCTACCGATACCTATAGCTACTCACATTATATTGTAGATCAACTCGATCCTGGCTGTCCTTATCAAACGATTCAAGCTGCTGTTAACGCTGCCATGGCAGTCGGTGGCGGAATAGTTCTCATAAGATCTGGAACCTATACCGAGGACTTGACGCTCTATAACAATGTCCACTTGGAAGGCACTGGCGAACGAAGAGTGACTATAGAGGGGACGCATGCTATTCCAGCTGTAGGCCGAATAGATTTTGAAAATATAGTCTTTCAAGATCCAAACGCCATTTTATTATCAGCGGCTATAGGAACAACGCTAATTTTCTTTCATAACTGCTCATTTATCATTGCCAACGGTTTCATCGCCAACTTACCTAACTGGACATCGCTCATATCATTCGACAGTTGTGATACCGACAGCACGGAAGACGGCATTGTCAACTTTACTAGCTCCGCCGAAGTTTACATAATCAACTCTACATTAGGCGCTGGCACCACTCAGACCATGCTCGCGAATGATCTGGTATCAATTCAACAATCTATAATCCATTGTCCGACATTTTTCACAGGATCAGATGTAGGTACATTTATAGGCGATATATTTTATCGCAAGATGATCCTATCAGACAACATAGTATCTAGCATAAACAATTGTATTTTCGATACAGGCGCCGATCCCGCCATTGACGCGAGTTCTACCGGCCTTGTGTCGCTATCAGACGTTACCATAAATTCTGCTGCGCTGACTGTAATTATCGGAACCGGAACAGTACAATTCGGCTCCATAACTTATTTGAACGGCAAGGATATAGCTCCAGGTATCACAAGAGACTTCACCACCAGATTTGAGACAGGAGAGCTAAAGCTTGCAGATGCTACCGCTGGCATATTGCATGCTACTGCCGGCGTTGTCAGCGCTCTAGCCGATCCCTTGACAGTGCCGCATGGCGGTACAGGCGACGCTACACTCACCTTACACGGCATATTGCTAGGTAATGCCGCTAATGCCGTCCAGGTCACCGCCGAGCCGGCAAACGGCCAGCTTCCTATCGGTAAGACCGGCGACTTCCCACAACTAGCGACATTAACTCCAGGCCCTGGTATCGCCATAGCCAGTGGTGCTGGAACAATTACGATAAGCGCTTGGGGCGGTGGTGTTTCATGGGCCGTTTATACGATAGACCAGGATCTCGTTGTCAACAACGGTTTCATAGCAAATAAAGCCGGACTGCTTACTTTGCGACTGCCGGCAACGGCAGCAATAGGCGATATGATCCGCGTTACCGGCATTAATACACCTGTAGGCTGGAGGATATCGCAACGAGCCAGCCAGAGGATTCATTGGGGAACGATATCGACTACAGTTGGTGTCGGAGGATATATCGAATCTACAAATATTAGAGATACAGTTGAACTGCTATGCGTCGTAGCTGGCGCTTCGACAGAGTGGCAAGTTTTATCTACGCAAGGAACATTTACATGGATTTAAGGAACTAATATGAGCAGGCAAAACGCAACCAATACATATTCATACTCAAAATACATTGTAGATAATATTACGCTTGGCTGCTATACCACGATCCAATCCGCAATCAATGATGCTATGGCAGCCGGCGGCGGATTGATTCTCATAAGATCTGGAACTTACACTGAGGATTTGACACTTTATACTAATGTCGATTTAGAAGGCACCGGCAATAAAAGTGTTACCATTGAGGGCACTCATACGCCTCCGCTGCTCGGACAGATAAGTTTCGAAAACCTTTTATTTCTCGATCCTACAGCTATTCTATCTTCCGCGGCGGCAGGTTCATCGCTAATTTTCTTCCACAACTGTTCGTTTATAGTTGCCAACGGCTTTATTGCTGATTTACCTAACTGGACGTCGTTTATATCTTTTGATAGTTGCGATACCGACAGCACGGAAGACGGCATTGTCAACTTCACCAGTACAGCAGAGCTTTATATTATCAATTCTCAGCTAGGCGCAGGTACTACCCAAACCACACTTGCCAATGATCTGGTTTCTATTCAGCAATCTTCAATTACCTGTCCTACGTTCTTCACGGGGGCTGAGACAGGAACCTTTGACGAAGACATTTTTTATAACAAGATGATTCTAGCTGATAACATTGTCTCCACCATAAATAACTGTATTTTTAACACCGGAGCCAATCGTCCTCTTGACGCGAGTTCTGCCGGTCTTACTTCTTTATCCAATGTCACGTTTAACTCTAGCGCTTTAACGGTAGTTATCGGCACCGGCACTGTGCAGTTTGGATCTGTAACTTATCTCGATGGCAAAGATATAGCTCCAGGTATCACAAGAGACTTCACCACCAGATTTGAGACTGGAGAGTTAAAGCTTGCAGATGCCACCGCCGGCATACTGCATGCTACTGCCGGCGTTGTCAGCGCTCTAGCCGATCCCTTGACGGTACCGCACGGCGGTACAGGCGACGCTACACTCACCTTGCATGGCATATTGCTAGGTAATGCCGCTAACGCCGTCCAAGTCACCGCCGAGCCGGCAAACGGCCAGCTTCCTATCGGCAAGACTGGCGACTTCCCACAATTAGGTTATTTAACTTCAACTGGTGGAACTCTTACCATTACTAATGGCGCAGGGACGATTAATCTTGAAGCCGGTATCGCAAGTCAAATCAATACAGGTTTCGCTTCATGGGGAGGAGCTGGAGCATATTATGATGATACGACTTTAGGTTCGTTTACAATTCTAAGACCAGGTACCGGATATATCAAAGATGTGTTGATCAGTTGGGCAGCTCCTCAGACAGTCGCGGGACTGGTATCTGGTGTTACATATTGGATTTATATAGATAGCGCCGGCGTCATTCAAAAAGCATCAACGCGCACAGATGCTCTTTATACTGATCAAGTTGTCTTGTTCGAATGCTTAAGAGACGCGACACTACCGGCCAATAACCAAGTAACGGTGAAGGAAAATCATCCTTATCAATTCAATGTTGGCGTTTCCAATTATTTGCACAATGTCGTAGGTTCAGTTATTCAAGATAATGGCGCGAATATCACGTTAAATGGAACGCAAAAGATTCAAATCGATGGCGCTGATTTTGTATATGACCATGGCTTAAATACTACCATTCCTGATAGCGCGGGAGTCGGAGTTTCATGGAAAAAATATTATACTGATGCTGCTGGAAAATGGGCATTGCAGGGCACTAGTGATACTTTTTCAGGATACTGGAATGACGCTGGCACTCCAACGCTTTTAGGCGCGACTCGTTTTGGTGTTTATACTTTATATGTAACTAAAGACAATTTAAACGTAACTACTCCAATTTATTGTGCAATATTAGATACTAGCGAATATAATAACTTATCATTAGCTAATACTGCAATCTCCAATGGCACAGTAGCAAAAGCTACTACTGAATTGATGGACTTAGAGCTGTGCCAACTCGGATATATTATCTTTGGGCAATCTACAAATGCCATTGTTCAAGTAATCATAGAGAAGGCTTCGCTCAAATCCAGCACTAGCACTTCCGGCACAAATATCGCATCCTTGGTAACTACAGTCACGACCAACTTTGATGGTATTTTATCCGCCGCGGATACTAACGTTCAAGTTGCGTTAGAGACTATAGATGAATTCGGAAAGAACCTGACAGATCATGCGATAGTAGTAGGCAACGGCAACGGTTTTCCGCTTGGCGTTATTGGCGTTGGTTCAACAGGTCAGCTTATGACCGGCGTTACTGGCGCTGACCCTGCTTTTGCTACTTCTTCTAATGGGAACTTTACCTTTACTACTGCCTCGGCCGGAACCGACAGATCTTTATCTATTACCAACACAGATAACACAAATACTGCCTCGCATGCACATCTTCAAATAACTACCGGAGGTGGTTCTGGTGGAGATCCCTATACCAATTGGCTTGTGTCAGGAGCTGGAACTTTCAGTGCTGGAATCGATAATAGCGCCTCTGACATATGGAGACTGACTACTGGAGCTACACCATCTGCCGGCATCAATATCCTAGGAGCTCTTGGAACGCAATTCGATATATTTCCAACTAACAACACGATAACACCTACGGTCAATATCGCAACTGGCACTATGGATAACCAAGTTGGTAATACGATGGTTATCAATATCGGTACAGGGGCTCAAACTGGCGGAGCGACTTATACTAGTACCAAGACTATTTCTATTGGCGGCCTCAACGCTAATAGTAACTCCGCAAAAACTCAAACGCTCAATCTCTGTGCGGGTGGAATGTCTAACTTTTCCGGCATACAAATCGTCAATATAGGTACTGGAAACACCGATGGCGCGCAGCAAATGGATGTCAACATAGCTACTGGCTCCGTCTCTTATTTAGGCGTTGTTTCAAAAAACGTTCTAATCGGAACTTCAGCTTTTACTGGCAAAGCCTCGCAAAATCTTAGTTTAGGCTATGGAACGGTGAACGCTGACGGAGGCGCAGCAGCCGTCACGCTGACTTTAAATCTTGGCAGCGAGGCGATTTCCGGCACATCTCCACACAGGGAATATGTTAATGTGGGGACAGGTACTTTAAATGCTACAAACGCCTTAAAAACCATCAGTATTGGAACGGGAACTAATACTGCCGGAACAAGATCCATATTAATAGGAGAGACAGGCGCTAAAATCGGCTTTTTCGGAGCTGTAGGCACCGATCCGATAAATATCGCTGCCAACACCACAATTACCACGGCTACGGCGGCAACAGATCGCAGATTGACTATCTCCAATACGGACAATACTGATGCCACTTCACACGCGCACTTGCAAGTTACCACGGGAGGAGCTTCTGGTGGGGATCCTTATGTCAATTTTCTGGTTACAGGAGCTGGAACTTATTCTATAGGAATCGACAACTCCGATTCGGATATCTTAAAAATAACCACAGGAGGTACGCCATCGGCAGGAAGCACTTTAGTAAGATTTACTAACAGTGGTAACGTTTATGTAGACTTGGGGGATTTGTACGTCCAAAGGGCTTCTATTGCAGGCATTGTTGAATCTATCGTTTCCAATACCGATAATACGGATGCAGGTTCCGATGCCGGATTTTACGCTTCGGCAGGCGGCCCATTTGGCGGAGATGCTTTCACCAATTATTTAATAAGCGGTGCTGGCACGTTTTCTGTAGGCATAGACAATTCCGATTCAGATAAGTTAAAAATCACAAGCGGCACCACGCCGAGCGCGGGTACTGACATCCTGGATATTACAACAACTTCCATGACTCTGAACGTGGCGGCTTTTAATCACTCCATGACGACAGCAGCTAATCCTGTTTATAATACCATTATCAACACAGATATAACACTTACCGACTATTCTTCCGCCTATATGCTTATTCAGACCGAAGGCATAACATTCGGCGATCCATATCTTAGGTTCAACGTACACCTTGGCCAGGATTATTCATTTGGCATAGACAATACGGCTGCCGATACCTTAAAGATTACGGACGACGTTGATCCTTCTACCGGCAATATCTTATGGTCGATGACCTCGGCTGGTGAATCCGTTATGCCATTACAGCCGGCCTTTTTAGCTTATCAGGATGCTAGCGTCTTAAACGTTACAGGAAACGGCGCCGTCTATACCTTAGGAACCACAGCTTTAACCGAAGTCTTTGACCAAGGATCGGATTTCAATGTCAATGGAACTTTTACCGCGCCAGTTACGGGACGGTATTCGCTGACGGCAAACATTACGATCACTGGCACTACTTCAGCGACTGTATTTGAAATAAATATTATTACAACTAAACGGACTTATTATAATTATTATTACAGAAGTTCCGCCAATAAAGATCATAGTATGCAATTAACTACTTTAGCAGATATGGATAGCGGAGATACTGCAACAGTTACGATTATGGTAGACGGAGAGGGCGGCGATACTGATGACATTAAAGGTGGAGCAACTCTTTATACTTATTTTTGCGGGCACTTGGAATGTTAAAATTTTTAAATCTAGGAGTTTTTATGGAAATGATAATTCCGGCTAAAAAGTTCATTGGTTTTATTCTTTTTGCAATTTTAATTATTATTATCTTAGCCTTTACCAGTTGCCAGCAACACAAGCAACACTATCACAAGAAGCCGACACCGGAACAGATGCAATACGACAAAGAAGAGTTTAAAAGGCGGCTACACACATCAACAGAGCAACAGGATAACAGACCTCAGCCGAGACTCAATAGTCGCTTAAAGGGTCGTTTCTGTTCGAATTAGAGGCACTCGCGCGCTCCAACTCCTTCTTTATAGCCTCAAGGCAGGCTTTGCCGAAGTCTGGGCCCTCAACACGCACCAAGTCGAAATATTTCTTCTTGCCGCCTTCGCCATCAAAGGCTTTAGAAGGCATGGAAACCCATTCATTTCCCTCAGACTTATTCCAGTAGGAGCAATCCCTAATCTGGACAGGCCCGCATTCGCTTTCGAAGTGGACTTCGAAGGTACAAATCCTCGGAGGTTTGTTAGATTTTCGGATATTTTGGACTTTAATCATAAGTACCTCAACATTCTTTCCTCTGTAGCCTTTATTTTGCCATGGTGTTTGAGGGCTACTTTCTCAAACAGCCTATCGAGATTATGAATTTTGTTATCTTCAGACTCATACCAAATAAGGTCTTTTACCGCTAAGTCTGTAACTTGAGGCGAAAATTTTCCTATCTTAATCATTTCCTGACCATACATATCTAGGCTCATTTCTCCAAATTTAGTTTTAAATATGGTTGGCCTCTTCTCTTTACATACATATGACTTACTAATACTTATACGCTGGGACATTTTCGCATCCTTTTTAGGGGGACTAGAGGACATATTCGCAAGCCAAATGTCGATAACTGATTTATCGAATGTCCACGCCTCATATAAGTCGATTATGCTAAAGAGTTTGCAGGTATTAAAAGTTGTGAACAATTGTTCATATCTTCCGCCCGAAAATGAGCTAAAAACAGCCATTTTATTTACATCAAAGTTGTCAAAAAACTTTGGACACCTTTTTACACAAGAAAGCCAAAATTCCTTGAAGTTTGAATCCCTCAAAAACTTAACATCCGTACGCCTTTTACCTTTTACAAACCGCTTTTTTATTATAAATGCGCGCTCTAGCTCTTTCTTGTATCTGGATATGGTTTTAGTACACCTGCCAATGTTATTGGCCAATTTCTTGTTTCCGACTTGAGTTTCCCCGCCCCCTTGGAATAAAAACCAACATATATTACGCACAAGATTGTTTAAGGTTGTAGCTGAAGGTAAGTACTTACCACGAGGAGTTGAAGATTTTTTGGTTTTTTTTGAGACTTGGGCTTGATTTAATGTTGGGGTGGTGCTACTATCTCTGGTATACATATTTTGTGTATCCCTTGGGTTGGTGCTACTTCTCGGGGATACATATTTTGTGTATCCCTTTGGCGAGGGTTTATAACATTGGCCGGAACAACTGTTCCGGTCTTTTTATTTTCAGGCTATCCTAAATAATATTTGATTTCAAGCAAAACGGAAAAGGGCCAGCACCTGCCAGCCCCCATTTTCAGTTGTACGGAAATTCCGTCAGACTCAACTTTCCACCATGATCTTTTGATAAGAAACCTTAGGCTTCTCCGCCTTTTTTAATGCTGCCTGAAATGTTGAAACTGGTATAAATTCCTTAACCATTTCAAGCACCGCTTTCCAATCCACGCAAGGTTTCGGCGCCACGCATATGATTTTTAAGCCTCCACCTTCGCAATTATAGCCGTCAGTCAAGTCTTTGAGCTCTTCGCCAAGCTGCTCTTTCAGGATGGTCTTCGCCTTGATATCAGCGTCAACCTTCTTATATTCCTCAGCCTTTTTAACGAACTCTTTGCTATCCAACATAACGAAG